TTCGCCTGCGAACGCGAACGATTCGCATTCACGCGCCCCATAGATGACGCGACTTGTCGCGACATTAGATGCTGTTGCTGTTGCTGTTAGACCCCCCATTTACAATTACCTTTCCCTTTATATTGTCTCCACAAACCGGAGGGGTAACATCTACTATATAAGAGAACGCTGATATGGCTAATAAGAGGAAAGCAAGGTAATGGCTCAGGACGTGTACGAATACATAAGACGCTACCTGGCTAGGGGTGGGGGGTAAAAATGCGACCACGGGCAATACAGGGCGTCTGAATGACTATGCTTCCGGGGGGTGGTTTCTACAGAGGGCTCTTAGAGGTCCCTGAGTACCAGGAATATGCCGCTGGCAAGGAGCGTAAGAGAAAGGAAGCCAAGGCCGCTGAGATTGAGAATTACGAGAGGAAGATGCAATCTACCTATGGCCCGGAATACTACCGGGGGATGTCTGGACAGACAGATCCTTTAGTCGGTATGTTACTTGGGGGGGAGAGGCCGGATAGCCCACCTGTTGCGCCAGCAGACTTCTGGCCTGGAAGTGCCGCAGTGAAGGCGGGTGTGACAAAGGGCTTAGGACTCTTATCCACTATACCAGCAGCGTTGTGGTGGAATCAGGCCAGGAAACGACCCGTTCAGCCTGGTACTTTAAGTCACTTAACATCGCACGGAACCCCCAATACCTGGCCACCCGAACCGGGCTATCCTGAAGGAAGGCCAAGGCTGGGAGCGGCAACAGGTCAGGGTGCCGCCATGTACGGTAAGGGCCTCTATGTAGCAGAGGCTGATGGAGTGGCCAGGGAGATGTTCGACCAACTGTCTGACCAGCATCCCAGAATTATACGGAGCGAGGCAGGTGAAATGGAGCTCACGCCCTGGAGGGTCGGGCAGCTGGAGGGGAATCCCGATGCTGTCACTGCTTTAGGGGATGAAATGCAGCGCAACCTGGATGATATAACCTCCAGGATATTTAAGCCTAAAAATGAATTTGATGTGTCATACCGGCCCGAGTTGGAGAAAAACTACTTGAGGCAGCTCAAGAAGCTCGAGGACTATAAACAGGTTACCGGCTACGGGACAGATGATCTGCTAAAGTTGGAATTCCCTAGAAAGGGTGGGGTTTACCGCTTGGACATACCAGATGAGGTCGTCCCTGATCTGCTGGATCTGGACAAGGGACTTGACCAGCAACTCCCGGCTGTACAGGAGCGGTTAAACAAAGTTCTAAAGGAATTTGATCCTTATGACATAAGTAAATGGCCTCAAGAGAGCCCAGAGACATGGGCGCTGGCAGCGTCCTCCTCTACGGCACCTGTTCAAACTGGGACGTACTACAAGGCGCTCCGTCTGGCTATAGGCGACGACGAGGCAGCTAGGTTACTGGAAGAAGTCGGCATACCTGGGGTGAAGTATTTGGACGCAGGCTCCAGGGCAGCGGGAGAGGGGACACGCAATTTCGCTATCTTTGCTGAAGACGTATTAAAGAGGATAAAAGTATTAGGGATTGATCCATGAAAACACCAAAACAGGAAGCCTTCATAGAAGCATACTGCCTTACAGGCAATGCGAAGAAGTCTGCTATTATGGCGGGTTACTCGGAGAAGACCGCCAAACAGAAGGGCCATGAACTGAAGAATCAGTTCTCAGACGAGATACGACGGCAGATAGAGAAGAATGTCCTGGATGCTGCGCCTATAGCACTGGCTGCTATGCGTAATCTGGCAGAAGAAGCCGCCTCAGAGACCGTCAGGCTGGCTGCGAACAAGGATTTGCTCGATAGGGCTGGTTTGAAGCCCACAGAGCGGGTTGAACAGAAGATCTCGCATGTGGAACATGCCTCTACGGATGAATTGAAGAGAGAACTGGATGCTCTGGTTGGATCGGAGGATATTGACGAGATTCCTGAGCGTTTGAACTGATGGCTGGAAGAATACCAGGGCAGTTCAGGAATCCGCCTTCATGGATGAAAAGGGCATTGAATCCGAAAACTCCGACAACCAAGAAGAACGAAACGATCAAAACTCGTTCCGTGGAGCACAATGGTAAGGAAATCCTCTTCCCCACTATAAGGATGGGCAGAGATGGGAAGTTTCGTAAAAGCGGTTATAAAGAAGCTGTCAGGCGTAGAGATTATATGACCTTTGACAACCCTGATGCTGCAACGAAGTTCTCAAAGCGACTAAGCCGAATGATAAGCCATGCACGAAAAGGGAGTAACTGATGGCTCGTATCCTCTCTAAGGAAGAGCTAAGAAGGCGTGCTCTGGCTGGACAGCAAGCTGGTCTAATAGCGGAGAATCCGTATCCCTACACAGCAGGGCCTTATGTAGGAGGAGCAGAGATTACCCCTATTCTAGAGCAGGGTATACTGGACTACGAGGTGACCGAGGACGAAAGCAAGGTAGATCCTGGTAATAGAGCTCACATGAGTCCGTACTATAAGACGATAACGATGGGAGATGAAGATCGGCTAGACAAAGTTCAGGGGACTGGCTCGTACAATACGACATTACTACACGAACTAAGGCACGGTGGCCTGAACTACCTACGGGAAAATCCTGACCTTATGCCTTACGTCATGCACTATCTACAGTACGATGAGGGGGAGTTTGGTAGGAGTTTGCGTGATGTGTTAAAGTGGGCTCCTGCTACGGACAAGGATATGGGGACACCAGAGCATAAGATGTTGGATGCTGTGGACTCTAGGGCACACAAAAGGACTCTGGAGATCTGGGAAGAGGGCCTGCTTGGTCCTGAAATTTCTGTAGAGGGCTTCCAGAGTGAAGAAGAAAGAGCGCAGTATGTTCAAATGATGAAGGAAGCTAACGAAGCGTTAGCCAAGAGCAAAAAGAAAAAGAAGAAGAAATAATGCCTGTCAAAAAGGTAAAGGGGGGTTGGAAATGGGGAAAGTCTGGTAAGGTACACAAGACTAAGAAAAAAGCTCGAACTCAAGAGAAGGCAATATATGCAAGTGGCTACAAGGGACGGTCTAGAAAAAGCGGTTGAGATAGCGAGAGAGCTCCGAAAGAGAGAACGCTTCAACCGAATAGAATTCTACGATCCCTACCCCTACCAGAGAAAGTTTCACGATACAGGAGAGTATGCCAATCAGAGATTGCTGATGGCTGCTAACCGTATAGGCAAGAGTTATTGCGGTTCTGCTGAAATGTCGTTCCACCTCACCGGACTGTACCCGGACTGGTGGAAAGGAAGAAGGTACAGACAGCCTATTACGGCGTGGGCTGGAGGAGTCTCCAACGAGACCACTAGAGACATCGTTCAGCATGAACTTTTGGGTTCCCCAGACGACCCGGAAGCGTTTGGTTCCGGTACTATACCGAAAAACTACATAATAAAGACCGAAAGAAAACCGGGAGTCCCTAACGCTAAAAGCATGGCCCTTATTCGTCATGTAAGTGGGGGGAACTCTTCTTTATTCTTCAAAGCCTATGAAATGGGGCAGGAGAAGTGGCAGGGAAGGTCCGTAGACTGCATCTGGCTCGATGAGGAGCCGCCACGGGACATATACTCCCAGGCGGTAACCAGAACTCTGGATAGAAGGGGCATGGTGTACATGACGTTCACCCCTGAGAATGGGATGACCGAAACCGTAGCCTCTTTTATGAACAACCTGAAACCAGGCCAATCCCTTGATAACGCCACCTGGGATGACGCTACAGAGTCTGTTAGGAGCATGAAAGGCAACTCCGGGCACCTAAATCAGGGTGTTATGGAGCAGATACTGGCCTCATACAGTCCACATGAGCGTGAAATGAGGCGCTATGGCCGTCCTTCTATAGGCTCAGGACTCGTATTTCCTATAATGGAAGAGAAGATCATAATAGATCCTTTTCCGATACCAAGCCATTGGCCGCGAATATGCGGGATTGATTTCGGGTTCGATCACCCCACAGCCTGTATTTGGGCCGCTTGGGACAGAGAAGAGGACGAGTATTACATTTATGACTGCTACAGACAGGCTAAAGCCCCGCCAGCGGTTCATGCTCAGAATATACGGAATAGGCCCAGCTTTATCCCCGTTGCTTGGCCCCATGACGGCAATAGACGAGATTCTATGGGTAATCCTGGTCTAGCTGACCAGTATAGGAGCCTGGGATGCAACATGCTACCATTCATCTTTGAAAACCCGCCTGCTCTAGGTGAAAAGAAGGGTGGAAACTCCATTGAAGAGGGTATTATGTTCATCTTACAGCGGATGGAGGACGAAAAGTTCCATGTTTTCGCCACCTTGTCTGATTGGTGGGAAGAATTCAGGATGTACCACAGAAAGGAGGGTAAGATAGTCCCTCTGAACGACGATTTAATGTCAGCGACACGCTATGCGATAATGTCGATGCGTTTTGCTGTTTCAGGAGAAGATAAAACCTGGACTAAGGACCTACACTATAGGGAATACGGAATAGTTTAATGGCAAGAGAAAAGATAACTGAAGAAGAGTTAGTCGGCAGAATAGACCAGGAAATTACGGATTCTCTTGGGTATGGGGGAGATTTGTCTCTTCAACGCGAAAGAGCCATGGAATACTACTATGGAGAGCTTTTTGGCAATGAAGTTGATGGACGTTCCCAATTCGTCGATTCTACAGTGCAGGACACCATAGAATGGATAAAACCCGCTCTGATGCGTATATTTGCCTCTGGGGATCAGATGGTGACCTTCAATCCCGTAGGTCCCGAGGATGTAGCATCCGCTAAACAGGCAACCGACTACATAAACCACGTCTTTATGAAAGACAATCCCGGCTGGGAGATTCTCTACTCCTGGTTTACTGACGCTCTTCTACAGAAGAACGGTATTATAAAGGTCTGGTGGGACGAAACAGAGGAATGGAACAGGGAGGAATACAAGGGTCTTGATGAGATGGAGTTACAAGCCCTTGTGACTGACCCCAGAGTAGAGGTTTTAGAGCACACTTCTCCTGGTATGGAGTCTGACGGTACTTATGGTGAAGGGTCTAACGAAGGCCACCACGTTGTCATAACAAGAGATATGAGCCTGGGCAGGGTGCATGTAGAGAATGTACCCCCGGATGAATTCCTCATAGCAAGGATGTCTAAGACTATCCAGGACTCCAGGTTCGTCTGTCACAGGGTAAAGAAGACCTTAACCGAATTAAGGGAGATGTACGGAGACATAGATCCAGAGGATCTGACTGGCGGCACTTACGGAGAACTTGATTACAGCGCAGAGAACCAGGCTCGTTACAGATATGATGAATCTGGTTACATGGGTTTTGGGCAGGAGGAGCTCTACGGAACAGACGATTCGATGCGGGAGTATTGGCTACATGAAGCATTCATACGCGTAGACTACGACGGGGACGGCATTGCAGAGCTCAGGAAGGTTTGCCTGGTAGGCAGCAAGGTTCTCGCCAATGAAGAGGTTGACAGTGTACCGTTCGTATCCTTAACGCCTATAAAGATCCCGCACAAGTTCTTTGGCTTGTCGGTTGCAGACCTCACTATGGAT